AGGGGTGTAGTCAAGTACACCAGCCATGGTGAGAGCAGAAGCAACGTCAGCGGAGCAAAGGATTGTGTTGCCCTTTCCTCTACGAGTTCTTTGTGCAATCGCGTTGGCGTCTCTTTCGATCTGGAACAGCAGTCCCTTGAACTTCTCAACACTCCAGCGTCCGTTGGAGTCGATGTCAAGATCGAACTCACCAGCGGTAGCGGTGTTCTGAACAGCACCTTGCTCAGCAACCTTGTAGATAGTACGGATAACTTCGCGGTTGATCTCAGCCAGAATCTCAGTGGAGAGAATGTTGGCGAGTTCAGCCTCGGCGTTTAAACCGTGGATTGCTTTCAGATCCTGTGCCAGTTCCAGGGAATACTCAGCCTTGAGGGCGCGTGACTTAGCAGTTACGGTTACCTTCTCAATGCTGAATGCCATCTCATTGAAGGCATTTCCTGCTGTACCATCGCCGAGTGCTTCAGCGTTGGCAGTTGTCATGCCTTGTCCAGCGTTATAACCGATGGAAGAGGCAGAACCAACAGGGTTCAGAACAGAAGGATTAGTACCACCTTGTGAAGTAGTACCCATACCAGCATTGGCATCGGAGAAACCACCAGTGAGGTTACGTCCGAAGTTCTGTCCGGAGAATGCAGAATCAGGCTCGTTGTAGAACGCTTCGGTTCCAGACTGATTCTGATAACGTGAACGCATCGCGAAGATGAGTCCAGTAGGGCCGCTCATGGGTTGAACGCCAGCCAGATCATAAGCGATCAGGTTAGGCA